CGCAAAGCATTAACGCCGGACAGCAGAACCAACTCGCAGAAACGATTATAGACAGCCTGCCGTCCCCGGATTCGTCAACAGTTAAAAAAGTCGGGTTTTTTAGTAGATTATTCAAGCGTAAGGGTTAATCTGTTTTAATATCGTAATGTTTGTATATTTTCTTAAAAACTTATACGCGCTGCCGTCCTTTTTGCTTTCCATTCGTCAAAATATTTCCATGCTTGTTTATTTGTTATTTTTTGTTTGTATTTTGGAGTACCTTTGTTAAGCTCTTCAGCAACATAAACAATATAATGAATTTTTTCGTCAGTTAATTTTAATAATTTTTTATTAAGTTCAAGTAATAATTTTTCTTTGCTTAAATTTGTTTTTTCCATAAAAAATACGCTCCTCAAGAATTTTTTATAAAACCCTTGACAGAACGCTGAATATATGCTATAATTGTTATAGCATTAAACAGGCTCGTGTCTGTTTCTGTGGTTAATCCAGCACTTTGGTCGGTGAGGGGATTAACCATTTTTCTTTGTGTTTTCTATTTTGTTTCTATCCATTGCATAACCGCGTCTTTTGAAATTCGCCAATCCCGCGCAACCTTAAAACCTTTTAGACTTCCCGCTCTTAATGCTCTTTTTATTTTTTGGTCGCTCACTTTTAAATATCCGGCTAATTCTTTCACAGTTACTACGTCTGGCAAATTTTCAAATATCAATCGTTTCACCTCGCTTTCATAATATTATATTGTATTATATCATATCATTTAGATTAAGTCAAGAGTTTTTTTCAAATTTTAAAAAATATTTTTATGAAATTTTCAAAGTTCAAAAAAACGCCCGTCGGCGGACGGAGATAAACAGCATTTGCAACTGTTGCTTATCCCCGTCGTTAGTCGCGCTAACAAAAATATCAGTATATATAAACCGTACCGCACCCGACCAAAATCACAAAGCCGGGCGTTTCCTAATTTATATCATATAAAATTTGCTCTTTTATAAATGGACAAGTCACGGGCAAAAACAGTTTGCCACCGCGCTGAAATACCGTCTGGGGTAACTGCTCTGGAATAACTATGCAGCCCTGTTACGCTTTCGCTTGTTATATTCGACGGCTGCCCAGCTGGGGAATTTATAAAAGAATGTATTTGCTCCGCTAACTCCAAAAAATCCGGGGGATAATCCCGTATTGTACTGCGTGGGTCGTTTTGCGGGTTAAAATAATTATTACAATGTTTTTCGATTTTAGTTAATAAAATTTTTATTTCTTCCAAAAACATCAACCCCTCACAAACAAAAATAATCCGTTTTTATCAATTAAACCACGCCCCTGATTGTCCGTTAATCGAAATAATTTCGACGGTTCGGGCGGCTCTTTTTTTCTCCGCTTTCGTTTCAATAATATCAATTTTTTAACTTTTGACAATTTTTTTATTTTCGTCATTCTGTCCACCTTATTGCCACAAGTTTATCGTAATCCTCAATGGCGATCACGTAATGGCAGTCGCTGCCTATAATTGTACGCTTATAAAGCATTTGGCGTTCCTGCTCAACGTTTACATCGCGTTTCATGAATGCAGTGAAACATTCCGGCGTTAATATATACGCTTCTGTGTCTGACAATTTATTTGATATTACGATACTGCACCCGGCGATCGAACCGACAACGCCGGTCGTTATAACCTGATCGCGCAGGGGAGAAGGCAACTCGACGAACTGCGGGGATTTTCTTATATTTTTAACCGTCGTATGATTTGCCAAAAGATATGCCGTAATGCCCTGTTCTTCGTTAAAATATTCCATTTTGTCAAGCGCGTCCAAAACGTCCTCATATGTAATAGTCCCCCCCGTGAGTTCCAGGACGTGACCGATTGAGGTATTAATATTTTTTAACAATTCAATTCCGTCGTCGTCCATCTTGTCTTGTATCGACATTCTTAATTGTCGGGTTGCTTCGCCGACAGGGTCGCCGAAACCGGATAGAACCGCTTCATCTGTCAGCACAACGTTTTTTACGGCTTTTTTCACCGTGTAAGAAATGTCCTCTGTGTTCATTTCTGTTATTTCGCCCTGTTCATTTTCCGGCAAGTCGGCAGCCGGACCGATATATTTCCACGTCGGGACGGTTATTGTATTTCCGGCGCGTCCCGTTAAAGTTCTGTCAACTTTATAAAATCCGGCTGCTCTCAATTTTTTTTCAAGTTCCGCGCTTATCATATCCGCCATGACCTGCGGATTTATAAGATTTTCAAGTAAAGTAGTATTCGGCATTATTAATTTTCTCCTTTTGATAGTTTATAATATGTTTGCGGATTTGTTTTAAATAAATTCAGACGTTCCTTATAAGTCATTTTTTCAAACTGCTTACGTTCCAGCTCCGTGGGGTTTGCCGTGTTCGTTTTCGGAGGTTTGCCTTTCAGGGCTTTCTGTATTCCCTCAGCGATTTGCTTTTCGATATATGATATAATAGTAGGGTCGTTCAAAAAATCGTTTGCGGGTTCTCCTTGCTTGTCCTGCGCGTCCGTTTCTTTTTCGTCGTCATTAATTTCTTCGATAATTTCATTTTTTTCCATTCAATCAACTCCTTAAATTTAATTCAGGTAAAATTTCCCCTGGCTCTCTTATATCGTTTTCCCAGTCCGTACCCATTCCCAAAGAACCGCCGCCGCGTTCATAATCTTCAACTAAAACTTTTTTTAATTCTTCAATAGCTTCCTCCGGGGTCATATTATTGTATTTTATTAAAAAACTTTCACGGCTTAAAACTCCTTTGTCAATAAGTTGAATATCTATTTGCATTTGTTTTATTTTGTCTTCTGTTAGCATAATAAAATTACGCTCGAAAAATATTTTGACGTCGGTGTAATTTCCGATTTCCGGGTCGGTAATACTCAAAATATTATAAAGCAATTCGAGTTTGCGCTGTATACCGCGCTGTATAACGCGCTCTTGTCGGCTTGCCGTGATTTCTGTTGATATTAATTTGAACTTTAAAGCAACGCCGGATGCGCCGAAACTGCCCAGATTTTCAACGTCCGGGATTGAACCCAACTCGCATATTTTTCTTGTTACGCTATCTTTAAGTTCTTTTATATGGTCGTTATTGACTTGTTTTATAAGCCATTCCGCTTTAGCCTCTCCGTCCATTAATAAAACTCTATCCTGTTTCATTTTTGAAATATCCTCCGACTGCGTTGCCTGCAATCCGGTTAATACAAGATAAGCGTCAACGAAACTCTCGAAGTCGTTCAACTCGTCGGACATTAATTTATTTAAAGCGTCTTGCAAACTCATTACGCCCTCAAACGCGCCGATATATTCTTTATTATTCGGATATATAATTGCGGGAACGTCGTTAAAATAGTGCGGCACGGACTCCCCTGCGGATTTCAGTTCGCCCACAGATAAGGATAACCCATACGGCGTGTAATCATATGCTGTGTAAACCGTGACATTATATCCCTCTGCTTCATTTTCTTTTGGATATACGCGAATAAAAGCTGTCAAAATTTCCTCGATACTGTCGTCAAAAATAAAAATACTTTCGCGTGGGTCTATGCTGGCAAACCGGGCGATCCCGTCGCTGTCAGAATAGAATAATTCAGCCCCAAACCCTGCTATATTCATTTTTCGTACAATTTCCATTGTCGTTTCGTCATTGTCGTTATAATTCAGATTGTCAAGTATGATTTGCGGGGCTTCATATCTAACGGGAACCCCAACAATATAAGCAGTCAAAAAGTCCGCTATTTTTTTACAATAATTAACCGTTATTTTATTATTAGGTTTTGTCGGATCGTTGTAAGTTCTCAATAAAATATCCTGTTTGCCCTCGTAATAATCCTGTAAACGCTGCAAACGGTGATTATTATTTATTTTTTCCCTGACGGCTTTTACAATAAAAGCGTTATCAAGTGGTTTCGCTGTTTTTATTACCATAAACTTAAATCGCCCTTTTTCATTGATTTTACTTTTGTTTGTTTTCGTACAGGCTCGCAGCCGTATATTAACGCCTTTACGCAGTCGTCATTGAATTTTACAGGCTCGTCCATATATTCGCCCGTCGCAGGGTCTTTACGCCATTTATAAGCCTGTATTTCTTTCTGTGTGCATTGACAACGCCCGTCAATAAATATCTGTCTGTTTTTTAACCATGCAATTTGATTTGAAACGCTGTTTTTTTCTTTTGATACCGGGTACGCCTTGAACCCGGCTTTTTTAAATTCTTTTATCCTGTCCGGCTCGGCACTATCGCAGAACATTAATATATTTTTCGGGATATTTACTTTATTGCACAAATCTATTATTTCGGCTGTCGTTTTTTCCGTTACAACGACTTCCCGGATAACATA